CAAAAATTGTAGAAACTTTAGATTTGAATTCTTCTGAGATGGTAGAATCGTCAGCAAAGAGAGCGTCAACATCCTCTTTCATCTTTTCTTTCATCTTCATTTTCTTCATCATTGCTTTGTCTTCGGCTTCATCATCGTGCATTTCAGCAATGACTTCTTCTTCGGACTCTGTTTCTTCCATTTTAGAGGAAGCAGCAGATGGTTTTGTTGTTGGCGCAGCGGCTGATTTCGCAGCTTTTGTTGTGTCAATTTTGGCTGAGTCATCGTCACTTTTGTAGTTCTGAGGTGTTGGTCCACCCAATTCTACAACCTCGCCTTCTAACTTCTGTGTTGGATCAGCACCGGCTTTACTCTTGCTTCCTGCAAGAATTTCAGCTGCTGCTTCAAATAGTTTATTTGATGCCATTAGGAATCTCCTTATGATTTTCTATTTATAAAATTAAAGTTTTCGTAGGTAATTTTCAAACAGGTTTAATGCAACCCGTTCCATGTCTTTGCGAGATGCTTTTTGTATTTGTTTTTTTGCATTGTCAAAATCAACTTCCACAAAACGACCTTCAACAAAAAGCCACTCTTTATTCTCCATAATTCCATTAACAAAAGCACCTGGTGCCGAAGGATCGGCAACAATATCAGCTGCTGTGGCTAAACGAAAATCATCTTGAACTAAATTATAACCCTCTTTGGTCTGCACAAGAGAACCCATACCCCTTGATGATACACCAACATTTACACCAGAATCAATAAAGTTTTTGACTATGTTTCCATAAGGAGTTTCAAGAATCAAAGCTTTACCAATATAACATTCACCATTATCTTCAAGTGACATAATTTTGTGTGACACTCTTTCAAGATTAATAGATGGTGTATCAGGATGTCCCAACTCACCTAGAGCACGATTTGTCTTAATATATTCTTCAGTATAGCGATTAACTTCTTTGCTTAAAGTTTCTTTGCCATACATTCTATTATTTTTATTTGGCTTATCATAAACAAGAAATGGACCGGTAACATACATATTTTTTTTGCCTGACTCAGAGGCCTCAGTAATGTATTGAACCTGTTCAATTGTTTCTGTAATCAGTTTCATATTACATTCCTGTTAGTGGTGTTGTGTAAGTAGCGGACTTAGTTACTTCTAATAACACCGTTCCACCAGATACAATTGTAATAACCACATTAGAAGTGTTGTTGTTTGCAAGAGTGTGGCCCCATTCATCCAATTTAACTTCACCAGTATTATGTAATGTTGTAACATTATTACCGTTACGAACAATTTGAATATTACCGTTTGTTGACCAATTAATTCTTCTAATGTTTGCAGAACTAATAACTTCATTGCTATCAACAGCTAAAGAAATAAGGTTGGCGTAATATGTGCCAATACCTTCAACACGAATGAGTGAAGAACTTCTTAATGAATTTGTAATTTCTATTGGCATTTTACTTTATCCCCATGGATGCTCGGCGTCTTAAAGACATTTTTCTTTTGAGTAATGTTCTACGCAATTTAGATTTACCTTTTGTCTTCCAATACCTTTTTAATTTTCTAGACTTCTGTATTCTTTGAATTGCAGGTATACGAACAACTCTGTTACCTGAAATTCTAAATCCTTTTATAGCCGACTTTCGTATATTTTTCTGAACAATTATACGGCCTTTTTTATTTCTACGAATTCTTCTACGAATCTTTTTAATTCTACCAATTTTTATTACATTAGGAGAAGCTTCTTCAATTGGTTCATCAGACTCTATGTACATATTACTGCCAATAAACTGTTTTTCTTCTTCTAACTTTTCTTCAAAATGTTCATCAAGACGATTAAAAATTAACTGTTTAGCTTCAGTTAACCTGTTAGCAACAATTAATTCAACAAGATTCATTTTTCTATCTTTAAGGCAAATTCAATAGCTTTATTTAATTCTTCTGTTGAACCTTCAACCATAGCAATAAACTTAGTTCTATTCTGTTCATTTAATCCATCATATACATCCATCAACATAGATATAGTTTTGGCATCAACTTCACTAACAGTTCCGTCATCATGTTGTATCTGTGTTGTAACTTCTTCTGCCTGAATTGGAGCTTTAGCTAATGATTCTGAACTATAAGGCACAGAAAAATAACGATTCAATCTTTCGTTATAATATAAAGCAACTCTTGTACCCTCAGGATACATACGAACAGCTTTACGGCGAAGAACTAAAACAAATGGCAAGGCCTGCGAATCAATGTTTTCTTTGTAAAGTTTTTTTGTTCTATCTTGATCTTGCTCTGCATCATCACCAACCTCAGGTGCCATACCGCCAACTTGTGGTGCAGTATCTCCAACTTTAACTCTATGTGCCCTAACTTTTTGTCCAGCGGCACCAAGTTTATAATCCGAAGTATCTACAATACCTTCTTCTAAATCTTCTCTCACCGCACGGCGTGTTTGACTATAAATTTGTTTATTATTGGTAATCAAATCTACCATCTTAGTAAACAAATTTTGAATAATCATTCTATCAGCATTAGTGAATTGTGGGCGTTCTTCACCCATCTTATCCAATATCTTATGCATACGCTGAATCTGTGCCTTATTGGCAAGACCAGCACGAACAAGAGCATCAAACTTTGTGTAGTCTGACTTTTCTTCTTCCGTTAGAATGGTTTTAAAGTCTTGAAGCGATTTCATTTATTAATTATTGCCTTTTAACACATCTGATTTAGCTTTATGTGTTCCTGCTTCCCAATCTTTATGATTTTTACTACCTTGTGGATGTGGATTATCTTTTAAAATTTCTTTATGTTGTCTATTAATTGAAGCTTTTGATGGAGCATCTTCAATTGTTGCATGGGTATAATCGTAACCGTGGTCGTGAGCACTCATTGTTGGATGAATTTTTGGAATAAGTCTTCCATCACGATCTTGATATCCATCTGGAACATTTTCTTCAATCTGTTCCACTTCTTCTTTTTTAACTCTATTATCTTTTAGATGTTGAGCGTGTGAAAATCTTATATCATCAATAGATTCTTCAGGACTTCTGTTACCTGCTGATCCATCGCCAGAAGCATCATGGTGTGAACCATATCTCATTCCTGTGCGGTGCTTATACGCTTCAATATGACCAATCTTTTCACCTTTATGGTGAACATCTTGATTGTATCCACCTTGTTTATTTTTAACTTTTGCACCAAGAGTAATACCCGTCATTGTACCTTCTTCAATCTGTTCCACTTCTTCTTCTACTTGACCACCAAATAGTGTTGATGCTAGTTCTTGCTTACGAACATCAAGTGCTTCAAATGCACGAGCAGATAACAAGTTTGATAATGTTTCTTTAGCATCAGCTGCATGGCCTGCCGCTAGTTGTTCAATAAATATTGATGTTGACATAAAAATCTCCTATTATACCTTATTTAGTCTTATTAAAGTTAAATTTGTTTACCGCATCATCTAATTGCGGAGTAGGTGATTCGGCATCACCATTTTCAACAGTATTGTCAATTGGCTCTTGTGGTTGGCCACCTTGTTCTTGACCTTGTTGCCCTAGAACAGGCCCAGCCAGTTCACCTTCTGCTTCAATTTCTTTTTGCATCTCATCAATTTCTTCTTGAGTCATACGAAGAACATTTTTCTTAACCCATGCTGATGAGTAATAGCGACCAATATATGGATCAATTTGAGTAGCTGTTAAAATACGCTCACGCATAATTTCTGCATCACGCATTTCGGTAAAGCTATTGTCTTTCTTAAAGTCATAAGAAATGGCCTCTTTAAATTCTTCCCATTCTTCAATAGTGCAAATACCTTTCAATGATAATTGAATACGAAGGGCATCGTCAAAAATACGAGAGAATTTATTACGCAGTCTAGCAACAAACTTACTAAACTTAATTTCATCACGGGTGACTTCTGAAACTCTACCAATACCCATGATACCGCCACCTTGTGGATCAAGACGGGAGATTGGTACATTCAATGAGTTTAATAGTTTCTTATGGAAGTATAGAACATCTTCCATCTGGCCTAAGTTTTGTCCAGCAGGCAATGTAGTAATTTCTGTGCCTTTACCACCTTCACGACGAGGCAACCAAAAATCTTCTAGCATTGAAAGGTGTTTACGCTCATCACGAATTTCACCAGTATTAGCATCGTATACTAACTTGTTACGATACTGTGTCATAATAGACTTCATATATTGTTCAGCCTTACCTTTTGGTAAGTTACCTACATCAATATAAAATATACGGCGTTCTGGTGCTCTTGATAAACGGTAAATAACAACAGCATCTTCAATCATTCTTAATTGATTGAGTGACTTAATTGCTTTATGTAAGTAAGAGATTACAAAAGTGTTCTTTGCATCCATCAAACCAGAGTTAACATTTAATATTGTTTCTGGTGCAATTCTTAAACCTTGATTTACACCTGATGTATATGTTTGTGTTGTTGTGCCACGATCATTATACACATAATATTCGGCTGTAGATTTAATAATCTGAGCACCAGTTTTTGGATCTCTATCTTTTTGAATCTCACGCACCTTACGAATCTTGCGTGGGTCAACATATCTTAATTCTTGTATACCATCTTTAGGATTCTTATCATTAACAATTACTTGATAATAAATTCTACCATCAATATACCAGCGCTTGAATAAATCATCAGCCAAATTTGAAAAGTTTAACATCTTTTGGATGTTTTTAAACTCCTCAAGTATTTTCTTTTTGATTGATTCTGGTTGTTTTAGATTATCCATATTGATATCTACAACAGTACCATCACCTGCATGAGTAATTGCCTCATTAACGATTTCATCAATAGCCATATCACATTCAGGGTGATTTGACATTTCACGGTAACGAGTAATTAGTTCCAGTTCATTACGAACCGAACCTTCTAAGTCAACATATGTGCCGTAATGGGCATTCTGTGTGATGGTAACAGCACCATCATCAAGCGCCTCTGTTGGAAGCGTGAAAGAAGCTTGTTCAGGTTTCTCAACCTGAACAATATCTTTTTTACCTAAAGTAAAACCAAATAATGTTACAGCCACGGAGTATACCTCATTCTATATTAGAAAACAATAGAGGCCGAAGCCCCTATTGTTTATTCACCGGCCGGTTGAGCAGATTGAGTTCTATCTGTACTACCATCAAGTGCTTCCCACCATTGATAAGCTAGAGTCACATTATATTCTTCAATGGCATCATTTGAACCCCAATCTAATGCAATTTCTCCTAATTCTGTTGGAAAACATCCAACGAATCTGTACTTTTTCAATTCGCCGCCATTTTTACCAAACTGTGTTACTGTTGCATCTTGTA